TACCATGTGTAGACATACGAGCGCGACTGAGTTGGACCGCCGAGGTTGATCAGGCCCCCAGCAAAGGCAGTCGTTGAAATAGCAGGGCCGGGGCTGAAGTACTCAATCGTGGATGGGTCGATAACCGTAGCCTGAATACCCGACACGTTGAACGAGGTCATGCTCAGGCGAACAGTGCCGCCAGCCGTAGGGGCCACGGGGACGTTGACCGTGAAGGTATTAACGCCAGTGACAGTAGCCGTGTAGACCCCATCAATCGCATCGCCGGACGTGAAATCCAAGGCAACCTGCGGGGTGCCAGTCAGGCCATGGCTCGCGATGGTGCATGTAACCGTAGTGCCCACATAGGTATAGGTCCCAGCCAGATAGCTGAAGCCAGTCACAGTGACGTAGGCACCCTCCTTGAGGCCGTGCGGAGCCGCAGTCGTCAAGGTCGCAGTGTTATTGCTATCGCGCTCATAGGTCGCAGTCGTGGCCGCTGTGAACGGCGTAACCGTGACTGACGGCATTGTCGTCGGGAGCGGCAGCCCGAGATCGTAATAGTTGGTGGGGTACGGACCCACGCCGTCAAAGGCCAAAGTGTAGTTGCTGACCTTCGGGACGCCGTCGCCCGTGTAATAGAACCGCTGGTCCGTGATGTCTGAGGAGGTGACGATGGCGATGTCTACGTCAGTGGTCCATGACAACCAACGGTTGTCACCAAGTGAGTCCTTGAGTGCGTAGAGCGTCTTGATCGTACCGGTGCGACCGGTGTTGCCCACGACGACAGGCTGCGGATAAGGGATCAGGTCCCCGGAGTACAACTTCGTATTGCGCGCGATCTGTCCGGCGGTCTCCGGTAGGAGTTCCGGTGAAATCTTCGGTGCGATCCCAAAGAAGTTCGTGATCTTCACGCCAGCCATGGTGTATCTATCTACTCCGTTTTCGTCTGGCAGTCACCTTCGCAAACGCATGCGAATTGACTGTTGTGGCGTTCGATCTGCTTAACGGTCTCCGGCGTGTCGGCCTTGGTATCGTAGGTGATTGGGCCAGCGATACGGCAATAGTCACCCTTGATTTCGGCTTCGGTCAAATCGTGAACGCAAGCGCTCGTCGCGCTCAGGATCAGGGGTAGCGATAGCAGCTTCAGCCTTTTCCACGTTCGCATCGAGTTGCTCCTGCGCATCCTGACGCCCCTCCTGCCGCAACTTGGACTTGTCCCATTCATTGAACAGGCGGTCGAGGAGCGACAGGAGGAGAGTCAGAAACTTAAACATTAGGCAGTCGGCTTCTTGCTGACCACCGACCATACGGCAACGCCGATAGTGGCGACAGCGCCAGCCAGAGCCTCAGCAGTAGCGCCATCGAGATAGCCCTTACCAGCGAGGAAGCCGAAGCCAGCGGCAGCTACAGTACGGATGATACCAAAGAGTTGATCACGGTTCATGCTACTTTCTCCTTATGCGTAGTTCGCCCTAGGTAATTCAAAGTGCGGGCCATCGGGAAACGAGCGACTCAGAACCTTAGCGGTAATTGGCCCTTGGACAGCAGTAAGCAACTTCCATGTGCCACCCCAACGGATAGGTACGTTCTCGGCTACGGACGCCGAGCGCATAATGTCGGCTAGTTTGAGGTACAACCCCCAATCCCAACGCACAGCGCCGCCCACCATAGCACCTAGATCGACAGCGTGTCCGGTCAGGTGACGCGAGTTCATGGTCCGCGTTGCACCATTCGCCATAAGTTGCTTCTGGCGGTCCAGCGTTCGCAGCCCTTCCAGCACGGTGAAGTCGAGGTCCGACATCGCCGCAGCCTTCTTGACCACGCGGACTAGGTCAGGGTGGACCCCTTCCAGCCTGCTAAGTGAACGCGCCCCAAGCACAATGCTCACGGCAGCACATCCCTACGTGCGAAGGTGATCCGATTGGGTTCGAGTGGGTCCGGACCGCCACGGAAGCCGCCATAGCCGGTACCCGAACTGTTAATCACCTTACCCATCGTGAGGTTTGGCTGGGTGCCAGCGAGTGGGCCACGCACGGGAGTGCGGCTCAGGGCAGCACCGATACCGGACGGCGCGGGGCGCTGACGAGTTCCGGGGGAAACACGCATGGAGCCTGCCATATCGGTAATGGCTGCCTGCTGGGTAGCCTTCTTACCTTCCTTGCTGGTCCAAAAGTTCTTGGCCATCTTACTTCGCCTTGCTCTTGAGGAGACACTTGCCCATAGCCTTGCACTTGGCAGGAGACGGGCACTTGGCGCACGGCTTGAAAACCGGACCGCCCTTCTTGTACGACATCATCTTCTTACCGGGCATTACGGTCCTCCTTCTTGTTGAGCTTCTCGAACAAAATGTTCAGGGTATCATCAACCTGTTTGAAACCGACCTTCATATCCTGCCGCATCTCGCGCATTTCAGTCCTGATCTCAGTGATTGCGTCCTTGAAATCATCCTTGCGCACGTAGACCTCAGGGAGGTTCTTCTCAATGTCGCGGAGATCGGTCCGTAAATCACGCAGGGCATCCCAAACCACCTTCAGTATCCAGCCGACAGCGGCACCAAATCCAGCGAACAACCAGTTTATGATACTCTGATCCACGACCCTACTTCCCTTACAGACCAACGCCGGGAGTGACGTAGACTACAGAAGTACCCGAAGCGGTCTTACCTGTGAAGTACGAACCGGCAGGGAACCCAAGGATTTCAACCGCACCCGGCAGGATAGGTACCGCACCTGCGGCAATTGAAGCAGCAGCAGTTTTGGCAGCCGCATCGCTTACACCCACGCCGAGCAGGACAACTTCAGTCCCTGCATTCACAACGCGGTACTCGTATGCGGGTCGCGTGGTTGCGGCGGTAGATACGGCCTGCGCCGAAGTGGGGACAACGGAAGCAGCGGTGAAGGACACCGTGAGACCGAGCGGACTAAAAGCATTGGTCGCCATCAAACTTCTCCTTGCTGCAAGATGCGCTTGGCCTTGCGAACATTATACATATACCGACCTGTCTGAACGAGGAAGTCCCAACCGGTATTGTTCCCATCATCCACGTTACCGCTGGTGACGAAGGCATTCCAAGTAGCACCGCCGGTCGCGTTGATATCCTTGATCGAGGTGTAAGATACGCTGTTGGCCCCGCTACTGTCGCTTAAGGTTGCCTGCGATCCGGCACTGCTGCTGTTCAGCGTAATCAGGTTCCCGGCTGTACCGGACACACCAAAGCTCGTCACAGTCTGCGTAGTCCCAGAGGTCAGGGTGATCGTCGCAGGCTGGACCGTGTTGGTGATGTTAGTGAACGTGTTGCTCTGCTGGATCGTCAGTGCGCCTGCGCCACCCTGATTGAGAGTGGGCCACGTCTTGGCACCCCCGGCGAACGTCTTGGCGCTGGCGCTGGTCATGCTGATCGTGCCAGTAGAAGCACTAACCGTCAGATTGGTGACGTTGGTATTGGCATCCCAGTTCCCGGCTACGCTCCACGTTCCGCTACCAAGTGTGAGCGTCTTGGTGCCACTTAGCATACTAAATGAGCCGATGGAGATGTTCTTTCCGTTTCCGTCAATCGTGCCATTCCAAGTCGTAAAATCACGAGTTAAACCTTGCGTGAAATTGTCTTGGAACCGAACAACTACAGTGCTTCCGCTGCTGCCGCCAAAGTAGGCAGACCTATCGAAAACGACTCCTTTGGTAGTGATGTTGACGGTCCCCGATGCCCCACCAAATGCCCAGAAAGTAGACCCACCGGGGATGGTCATGTTTGCGGAAAAGGTAACGTCGCCGTAAAACGTCCCTCCGTTGGGGTTGAGAGACCCAGTAAAGGCATCATTAAAAATGTAGTTTCTAGCGCGACTCGGGGAAGCGATAATATCCGAACCAGCTTGAATAGTAAACGAAGCCGCATTCGCTTCCGAATTTGCAGTGGATATAGTTCTTGTTCCGGTGCCGCCTGAGTAAGTCAGAATAAAATGTGGATTACCGGTCATGGTGATAGTGCCGGTAGTAATTACTGTGGTGTTAGAACCGCTGATTGAAATTGTCTTCGACGCAAAGTCAATCGTCCCGGTAAACCCTGCAAAATACGCCGCGATCAATGTTACATCTTGTGCTAACGTGACGGTCCCCCCGCCAGAATTGGCGTCAATAAAGGCTACGTCTGAAGCGGTGGGAACAGACGCACCACCAGCTCCACCAGACGTAGTCGACCAATTGGTCGTGTTCGTAGTGTCCCATGTGCCGGTCCCGCCGACCCAGTAACGGTTAGCCATTACTTAATCGTCCCCCAAGTTGGTGTAGCACCGCCCTGCGTGAAGAACACTGTGTTGGCTACAGCAGCGTTATCGACGGTTACGCGGATATGCTGAAATTCGTTAGCGTCCCATTGATCTAGGCTTTCAATGAACGCATACCCGGACGCACCCCAAGCGGGGGCATTCGTCGCACTTACCGTAGCAATATCAACAGTGAAGTAGTTGCCGGGAGCGAGATTATTAAAGTCAAACGTCCACCCTGCCTGCATCAATGCCTTAAAGCCATAGTTGTTACGCAAGACGAACTTTTCAACGGCAGTAATTATGGAGCCGCTTAAATTCGAAAAGCCTCGGTAAAAAGGACTGGGTGCCGTATTGTAATTATCTGTGACCTCATATGAGAGTTTGGAAGTCAGGCTGCTGCCGTCATAATTCGTATACCCTATAGCGTATGTGCCAATCGGTCCTCGGCAATTACGGACAGCGACCATAGTCCTAGTGCTTTTTGCACCAACGGTGTCTCCGCGAAATTCAAGGATCGCGCGGTCAATAGCCTTGGTAGACAAAGCCCCTATCGGCTGCACTACAAGGCCATCCACTTCCGTATACGACTCTAGCGCCGTGGTCTGAAAAATGGTCGAAGCATACCGAGGGACCAATACTTCTGTCCTCAGCACACCACCGGTTGACCTGCCTACATTCTGCTTGTCGTCCAGCAATTGCTGGAAAGAGACACAGGTGAATGAAATCCCAAGCGGACTGGTCGCACCGTTTAGGCGATATTCAAAGTACGGCTCAATCAGCGAAGACTGACCACCGGTTTGAAAATCAAAATCAACCCCTTGGGTAATTGACACTACATCCTTGCGGAAAACACGGGGACGAAACACGGTCGTGTCGGAGCATTGGCTCTTGAAGCTACGGCCTTGGCAGTCAACAAACACGGGTTCATTAATGTTAGCTATACCACCACGAGCCGCATAAGTCCCGCCAAGAACCTTGCCAAACGTCGCGATCCCGTCTGCGTCAGCAACTCCGGGGCCGACCAAAATGTTGGCCGTATAAGGCTGATTGATCGTAACTACGCCGCTGAAGCCGGAGACCGAAATACCCTTACAAGCACCGTTAACCGATGCACGCGATACGCCGACCACGCGGGGGCGCTCAATCACAACGGTCTCATAGTCACCGATAACCGCGATACCTTGGTTTTCGTAAGTCGCGGCGGCATCGTTGTTGTAGCAGTTCAGCACCTCCACCGGGCACGAAATGTTGACTACACCCGACTGGCTTGCCGCCAAATGACGGAACGTGATGCCACTCGCGGCCTTATTATTGCAATCAACGGTTAGCGAACCGCCGATGATCGAGCAGTTGTTTGACGCCGTCGTCTGATGATAAAACAGATCGCGGAACGCCGTCGCACTTCCACTGACATTGATGACGACGTGCCCCTTACAGACGATATGCACGGAACCCGATGCCCGCGAATCGTAAGGCTGGATCGGGCCGCTGATAAGGTAGGTACCCTCCAGCTCGACTGGCAACGCGAGAGGAATGGCATAGTCAAATGCAGCTTTGAGCGCGACAGTATCGTTCGTTACACCATCGCCAACAGCACCGAAGTCCTTGACCGAGACGGTGTCCCGCAGTTTAGCCTGAGCCGTCCGTGCAGTCGCACCAGAACCGGCTTGTAGGAACCCAATCAGCGACGAACCGGAGGAAGCTGCAAGCGCAGCCGACTTGGTTGCCTCGCTATCCAACTCAGCAATGGCATCCTGCACGTTATTCGAACTGATACCCCCGGTGGGAGTGAAGCTGATCTCGCTGGCCTGATCGTGGTAGTCCAGCATATCCTCGATGGACGCAGCGGTGACGCGAACCTCGATGCGCGAACCAGAAGCGAAGCTCTGGGCTGTCGTGCCCTCCTGAGCACGGACGATGGTCATGGTATCTCCGACCCGTGCCGTAACCTTGATCACCTCATAGGTGCCGCCTGCGCTGACCAGCGTGGCGTAGAAGTAGTCACTCGCACCGAGCGTGGGGAAGAGCGTGCCGGTACCGGCAGCAACTGCGAGGCCAACGTCAGACGCACTGATCGCCGTAGTGATCGTGCTGACCGCGTTGTTCTTCAGAATGACACCCATAATACCCTCACAGAAGCAGGAAATCGTAGTTCGAGATAAACGACTCCAGAACACTGGCAGCAGTAACTCGAAGCTCAAAGCGGCTGTTCGCCGGGAACGGCAACGCAAGAGTCCCCTCCTGCGCACGGACAATGGTCATCACATCATCAGTGCGGGCCGTGACCTTGACCACTTCGTAGTTGTCGTTCGTGTCACTCAGCGTGGCGTAGAAGTAGTCGCTACCACCGAGGATGGGAAACAGCGCGCCTGTTCCGCTGGCGACAGTGAGTGACAATGCAGTGCTGGAGACTGCCCCGACCGTAGTCGTTGTCGCATTATTGGTTACCTTCACACCCATGGTCAGGCTCCGAATGGCTGCATCTTGGCCCGCATCGAACCCCGGACATTGCCGAGATTAGCGCGAGCACGACGTTCTGCGATCTGGTAGACGTACTGCTTGGCGTGATACGCCGCGAGTTCCCGGTCAGACCAAGACCGATTAGGTAGCACCAGCAGATGCTGGAGTGCACCGTGCATGATGACCTCTTCGAGATCGTCGAAGATAACCGAGTCCATACCAGACGCATCGCGCTTGGGCTTGAGCGCCAAGAACATCCGCATCGTGTACGGCTCGTCGTCATCAGGCAGCGGAAGAACGATAAACTTGTCAGGAGTTACCTGACAGATCGAGCGTGGCGAACTCGCGTCTGCGACAATAGACTGCGGCAACACGAACGGCTCACCATCGTTGAACAGCGAGTCGTTGTAGTCATAGCTGTTATAGCTACCCGGAGGTGTCAGGCTCCACAACACAGACGGGTCCTCGCCCGAATAGAGATCAGCCCACTGGGGATAAAGCCGCAGGGCATCATCGAGCGTCAGCTTCTCCAGATGGCTATCATTGACGATAGCAGCAAAGACTGCGTGAGCATCCGTGTTGGTCGGCTTGTTATAAGCGTACTCATGGACCCCCGGCAGGAGGTCGAACAACGGCACCTCATAGCGCCATGCCAGTGTGCGCTCACAAGTCCGGATCGCCGAGTCGCGGATGTACTGGATCATCGTCGCAGTAGGACAGCCCGGAACGCTCGGGTTGATCTTGGCAGCCAGAGAGGAGAACGCACGATCAGCCATCAGATCACCTGCTTCGGATCAAGTCCGCCTTCCTCTGTGTCGGTGAGGGTGCGGGTCTGGAGACCTGCCGCCAGTGTTTGGTTGAACGAGTCTTGGAACAGCTTGGCGCGGTTCGAGTTGACGTGTTCGTTATCAACCGACTCTGCGAGGAACACTACGCCATCCGCAGCTACAGGAAGGTAGGAGTCAGGGAGTGCCACAATCGTCTGGTTCAACGTATAGGCGGGCGGAACCTGAGCATACTCACCGACAAGCACGATCCCTGCCGTAGGGCGGGGATACAAGAAGAACTTGTTCGGGTTGCGGACGTGCCGCATGAAGTTGAGCGGCGTCCCTGCCGCCTCGTTGACCCAGCCGGGACTCATCTGGTCGAGGACTTCCCGGTTGACCTCGGTTACGGCATCGCCGTTCTTGATCTGGAAAATCTCGACCAGACGCAGCGAGTCGCTAGGACAACTCTGGATAACCGTGTTCGCCGTCGTGGGGATATCACCGATGACCATGAACAGATCAGGACGCAGGATCGACATGCGGCGCAACGTCTGATTGACGAAACCCAACAGTACCGTATCGCTATAGCGATACGGAGTCCGCGAGTCCTGAATAAGTACTCGTGCTTCAGCGATGATATCCGCAGGCGTCATTCAGGCCAACCCCGTGCAGCTTCAGCAGCCAGTTCGGGATCAGTATACACTGGTTCTTCAGAGATGTCAGTAGCTAGATCGAGACCTTTACGGGGCTTGCGTCCGCGTTTGGGGGCGGGCTTGGTGAACTCCTCGATCTTCTGAGCAACCTCCGGGGTGATGAACCGTTCGGGGTAGACTTCCCGCTCGGTGACCACTTCGCAGGACGGATGAACTGCCATCCGCTCGTTGTAGTCGTAGATGAACCCGTCGCTCTTGACGCGGATATAGAGCTTCTCTTCCATCACTTCTTCCTTGCTTTGCCCGCCTCGCTCAGTGCGATGGCGATAGCCTGCTTACGAGACTTGACGATGGGTGCCTTCTTGGGACCTTTGGGGTCTCGGCCAGCGTGGAGCGTGCCACGCTTGTACTCACCCATCACCTTAGCGACCTTGTCGGGCTTCTTTGCCATGTTAGTTCTTCCTCTTACCAGACGGGGACACAGGCCATGACTGACGAGCCGGACCTGACTTCTTGGCTGCCATCGTCTTGCGTTCCGAGGCTGTGAGCTTCTTGGCAGCGGCCTCGGGGCGACAGGCCGGATACTTGCGGGTAGACTTCTCAGAGCCAGATCGCCCGCAGGGCTTGCCGGTCTTCACATCGACCCACTTCTCACCAAACCATTTACCGAGACCACCCTTGCTCATTTCTTCACCCGGTTATCCGGCCCCTTCCACCCGCCGCCGCGCTTCTTGTACTCCTTAGATGCCCAAGCGTTTGCATAGGCACTGGGATACACGTCGAACTTGGACTTGGCCTCAGCCTTGACCCTCGACCAGAGCGATGGATTAGTTGGTTTGGGACTAGCCATCTCAGCAGTTCCACGCACGCAGGGATTTGTTGATACGCGAGTTGGGATCGCGAGCGGTTTTCTCTGAGGTGAGTTTCTTCTTCATCCCTTCCATCCTCGAACAGAAGGACGCCCTGCGACCCTTATCCTCCTTGGTCTTGGGGTTAGGTGCAGGTGGCTTCAGGTTCATACCCTGAGCCTTAGCGGAGGCACGACCCTTGGCGTTCAACCCGCCTTTGGGGTCTTTTCCCTCCTTGCGGGTCCACGCTGGAGTCTTGGCCATCTCACTTGTTCCTGAAGCTGCCGTAGCCGGTGCTGGAACTACGGAGGACCTTACTGTCCTTAGCTTCCATCGACTGCATACGGTTACCGCGCTCGACGATATCTGCCTGCGATCCCATAGCACGACGATAGCGGCGCTCCTCAGCGCTCTCCTTCATATACTTGGTCGCACCGGAGGTATACATCTTCTTCTGAGCAGGGGTCATGTCAGTGACACCGGGAACACGTTTAGGCATCAGGCAATCCTTTCAGAGACGATAACGGCGGAAGGGATAGCAGGAACAGCAGGCGGTCCTGCGGCTGCGGCAACATGATCCAGAGTAACAGCGACGTTCTCCGGAAGCCACATAACCTGAACATATTGCCCTGCGGTCACGGTCGTGTAGAACACGATCTGAAAGAAAGCGCTCCCACCATCTGTGGACTTAGGGAGCGTAACCCGCGTAGCAGACCGAGCGATGTCGCTGCCGTCCAAACGAAGCCAGATGGTGACATCATGGTCGGCGACATCCGAGTTCACGAACTGCAAGTTCGGGGCGATCATGTAGGTGCCAGCGGCGGCAAAGGTCAGGCGCGTCAAAGCCGACCCGTCAGTCACCATCGTGATGCCACTGCCAGCAACCTCGGTCGTACCAAACTTCACTGCGGTCGGTGTCGAGACGTTACCGGTCTGATCAGTCACATCTGAGAACATGGCATAGGCCCGACCGGTGACCGTGCTAAACGGAACCTTACCACTCAGGATATCGATGTTGGTGACGTTAACCTCACCGCTGCCTTTCGGAGTGATGTTGATATCGATGTTCGCGTCGGTACCATCGGCAGAAATCGTGCTGCTCGTGATGGTGAGACCAGTTGCGGCATTGCTCGTGGTGAAGGTTGCCGAGTCAATAGCAGTGATACCGGAGAACGACCCGGTGAAGGTCACATTGGTAATCGAACCGCCTGTGATGGTGACGTTGTTCGAGTTCTGCGTAGCGATGGAACCGAGGCCGAGATTGGATCGGGCAGTGACAGCATCAGAGGCACCCGTACCACCGTCAGCGATAGCAAGGTCAGTGATCCCCGAGATCGTCCCACCAGTGATGGCAACCTTAGACATGCTGACAGAGCCGGTCCCGTTCGGGGCAAGCACGAGGTTACCGTTGGTATCCAGCGTTGAGATGGTGTTGCCATCGAAGCGGACGTTGTCCACCGAGACAGATACCGTGCCGACCTTAAGGGCCGTTGCCACACCCGTGCCGCTGTAGACCGTCTGCTCAGACGCAACCGGACCGCCGTCGATATGCAGCAACTGATCATACGTGCTGTTGATCGTTGAGCCTGTCAGGTTAGTTGGCATTGGTTATGTCCTTACTACTTTTACCCCAAGGGTCATCCATACACAACCTGTTGCCCCGTAAAACGCGCATCCCAGCGAATGTTTGTTGCGGCCAAGCCGACAACTTGAACGCGGTAGATACCACCTGTGGTCGTGTTCATGGTTGGTACAGTGCCAAGCGCGAGGCCGTTGTAGACCGTCGTTGTTGTGTTAGCCCGCAACGTCGGCGTGCCAGTTCCAACTCGTTCACTTGTGAAGTCAATGCTGAAACTGGAACAGACCCCCGCATCGCTTACCCCCGTCACCCACACAGTGCCGTTGACAATGCTGTTTGCTGGTTGTGTGGGGAAATTTGCAGTGCCCGCCGCAGACAATCGCGTGACAGTGGTGTCGGTGGTTTCTTGAGAGGCTGTCCAATCAAGCCCCATGTTGTTGCCGACAGTGCCCCCGCGCTGCCTGCCCGAATGTACTTGTGCGCCGATGAATGGAGTCTGACAACGATAACCTGTGGTCACTGTATAGTCATGACCAGACCCGATTCGATGACCGTCACCGAACACAAGCGCACGGCTTCCGTCGATGATGTGGTCGTTACCCCAAGCGAAACTGTAGGTGGCAGCAGTCGTACCGCCCATCGTGATGTTTGCCCCACCGGCACCCATGTGGGTGCCGTTGGTTAGTGTAACTGTTTCCCCGGAGAAAATGGAGCCATAGGTTGAGTCAATACGAGACCCCGCACTGCCAAGTATCACCCCGTTGCGACCGCTGACTGTGCAGGTTGTGGAATTAGAAATCAGGCCACGGAAGCCGCTCTCTGCGTCAGAAGCGCCTGTTTCCAGTTTGCAACCATCGCTTGCAATGATTGCTGCGTAACGCCCGCGACCTTCAATAGCGCAGTTTGTGCCGCCAAGAATTACAGAGTAGTCAGTATCGTCGTAAATAGTATGCAGCGATCCACCAAAAATTGAGGCGTGATCTGCCCCGGTGTAGAGCATCGAATGCTGGCTGGCGATCATCCCAGCCAGAGCGTTGTTCACGTTGTCATAACCACCGAGGATCGCAGCAACGTCCGCAACACCTGCGGTATACGCAGTGTCATTGGCTCGCGTGACGACAGTAGGATCGTCAAGGGGTTTCGTATTATTTACGCCTACTTTGTTCGTATACTGAGCAGCGTATGTCCCGACTACTAGGGAACCGCTAACAGTACTGTCGATAACCGCATTAGTGGTACTGATATTTGCCGACTTAAATATGGGCGTTGAGAGGTAATCCTGCACGGTGCCGCCGCCTGAAGCGCCGATAAGTGCGGCACCGCCGGAGGCAGCTAGAGTCGCAGAAGTGGGTCGTGCATCCAAACCAGACTGAACTGTCCCACCACCGGTCGCGCCAATCAGCGCAGCACCACCAGACGCAGCAAGCGTAGCCGACTTGGCGGCTTCACTATCCAGTTCCGCGATGGCAGTCGGGATGGTCGTGGCAGAGATACCACCCGAAGGGGTGTAGGGAAGATCGCCCACAAGGCCAGCAGCAAGTTGGGACCGATCAATACGCTTCGTCGATGTCGTCGAGCTATCGTAGATGACGAGCTTATCGTCGTTCGCAGATGCTGCGCCAGAGAGCGGATCAAGGTCAGGAATGCGCTTGCCAGCCATGTTTCTATCCTGTGTTGATGGGGGCACGAGGCCCCCATCTGTTACGACGGAGTGACGGCGTTTGTACCATCAGCATCGACCCAAGTCGATGTGTCAGTTGCGCCTGTAGCAACCTTGATCTTGCTGTTGGTCGTATCGAAGACGATAGTCCCAGCAGCCTTACCGGTCGTGTTCACTGCGTTAGCCTTGGCAGCGATCTCAGCAGCCGTGTTGGTGCGGAGCTGGATGTAACCAGTCGTAGCATCAACATTGCCAGTGAGCGTACCTGCGAGCGTGCCACCAGTGACGGTGGCGGTGGACAGTGTGACGTTATAGAGCGTGCCGCCCTGAATAGTCACATTGTCCTGAGTAATACCGCGATAAACACCCATGATAACCTCCTAAGAAGGAGGGGCTGCCTTCCGACCGGGAACTCCCAATCCAGCCAGCAGCCCCAAACCGTTAGCCGCAGTTTGCGACGATGGCCCACGCCTTCAGAACGCAGTCGGTCGGAACCGCAGTGTTCAGCAGAAGGTCGATGGTGTCAGCCGACTTGATAACGGTCGGATTGGCGAGGTTATCCGAGTCCATAGCGACCGAGGTGCACGCGAAGTCATCGCAGTACACGTTGGCAGCAGCCGGAGTACCCCCGGTATACCCGAAGTCAAACGTCGCGGTCGTGTTGGTGGACTCGACAGAGACCACGTTCAGACCGGCAGCGAGGACCACCGAATAAGCCGGGAGGTTGATCACCTGAAGGGTGTCGGTAGCGGCCAGCGCGGTAGCGCCAGCAGCAGAACGAGCGGCAATGATCTCGGCGAAGTCGAGTTCGACTTCGAACTTGTAGACACACGCAGTGTCCGGGTACGCGGCGGTGCCCTTGTTGAAGCCGAGCGAGTCAGTGTAAGCAGCCATTTCAAAAATCCTTTTTGGCTAGACGGGGGGCCGAAGCCCCCCATCATGATCAGAACTGGACCACAGCGGTCGAGAGCGCTTCGCCCTTGACGACCTTGTAGCCATACACCTGAAGACCACGGATGATGTTACCGAAGGTCGTTTCAGAGCGGATGGTTTCCATGTTGGTCATCTGCGAGGCGAAGGTGAAGCCCATCTTGTGACCGGCAATCAGGTTGTACTTGCCCGAGGACACGTACAGGTTGTGGCTCACGTAGAGGGTGAACCGGTCAACCATACCCAGACGGCCATTGCGGACAATCGACTGGCTGTCACCGGTCAGCGAAGCGTCCTTCAGTTCCGACTTCTTGATCAGACCAGCCATCTTGGCAGGAATGACGAGGAAGCGGTCGGCTTCCGGAGCGTTAGCTTCGTCGAGCACGGTGCCCATATCGACGATCAGGTCGATCACCGAGGTGGTACCACCAGCGCCATCCTTGGTCACGGTCAGCGGCGAAGCGTTGGTGCCGAGGTTGAACGAGGCCGACTGCTCACCGGCAGTGGCACCCTTGTTGGTGGCGGCGATGTCCGGCAGCAGGTCGGTCAGAACGCGCTGGTCGATCTTGATCTTCATACGCTCCGAGGCGTCCTTCGACCAAGTGTCCATCAGGTTGATGTCCGACTGCACCTTATCCACGTCGTCTTCGACGCAAGCGAAGTATTCGCCCTTGTCGATGACAAGCTGGAGCTTCGGCTTGTCGGGGTTCTCAACCGTCAGAGCCTGACCCTTGACGTAGTCGCGGATCGTGATCTCCGGGGTGGTGCGGATGTTGACGGTATCGCCGAACTGACGGATTTCGCCTTCGTAGTCGGTGTTCGAGATCGCCGCGAGCACGGTGGCATCGTAGAAGTTCTCGATCAGCTTACCCGACCAGATTTCGGGGATAAAGTTGCCCGAGTAGTTCGGGCGACCGGGGGAAACAGGATACGACATAACAAAGAGTTCCTTCTAATCAAGCATTGGCCATTATACGACCTTCCCGCTGCGCGGAAAAGATGTCGCGTTCGATACGATCCCGCTCCTGTTCCCGACCCTTGTACTTACCCGACCGGACATCATCGAAGAACTTCTTGATATCCTCAGGCGTGTAGGTCTTGGGTTGCTTGGAAGAGGCTGACCCGGCACCGCGCGAACGGCCCGGAGCAACCTGCTTTTCAAGCTCGACAGCAGGTTTGGGAGTGGATTGAGCAACAGAGGCTTGTCCAGTAGACTCAAGCCAAGTCCGGAAAAATGCGCTCACCCGATGGGCATCGAGCGACCGCTGGGCATCTTCGAGGTACGTCTGGCGATTAAGGCCGGTGAGCGGGTCGATATCCAGCAACCAAGACTGGAACCCGTCATCGTCATTAACTTCACGCCAGTTGGGTACGTAGTTAGTCAGATCAGACCAGAACTGCTGTTCCGCCGACATCTGCTGACGCTGTGATACCGCATGAACCTGCGGGACAACGGTCGCCTGCATCTGCTGGAGGAGGCCCTCGATCTGGGCAAGGCGTTGTGCCACGGGGACGAGTTCCTCGCGGCTGACCTTGCGCATCACATCAATCGACTCGCCGTATTCGCTGGCCTCCTGTTCAGAGACATAGCGCACAGGCTCTGCCTCCTTCTCAGTCTGGGCAGCCGCAGGCGGCGACTGTGAGAGCGTAGCAAGCAGTTGTTCCATCTGCTGTACGCGCTGCTCCAGTTCGGACTTCTGCCGAACCGTCGCATTGTACGACCCCTGAAGGGAACGCCATCTCTGAGCATAGGTGTCAGAGTTTTCATCTTCCGTGTCTGACGCACCGGTAGTGTGCTCGTCTGCCGGTGCCTGAGCGGCATCGTCGTTAGCGTTCTCGTCAGCCGGAGGGTCCATGTCTTCGCTACCCACGGAGTCACCATCGGTCGGGGTATCCCCCGCCGGAGCGGCATCACCGTTAAGCTGCTTGTACAGTTCCTGTACGGCTTCGGACTGCTTTCGAACTTGCGCTGGAATTGCCATGTTAATTGCTCCAATCTGTGAGCTTGATTAGTCGGCTCATAAGTCAGCCGCTAGGTTGGGGGCATCGGAAGCGAACTTGGTAAGCTCGCCTAACACTTGGCACCTGCCCTGAAAAATGCCAGTGTTGTCAACCGCTTGAGGCAAGCGCCGAAGCTCTTGCATCTCCCACTCACGCAGCCAGTCCAGAAGGACAGGGAACTGCCTGACTGAGGCGGCAAGCGCCTTGATCACCTGAGGATCGGGCCGGATCATGCCGCCCCACTCACGCGGTTAGTGACCGTGTTTCCTTCCATCCCACCTTTGGGTTCTCCGGCAGGACCAGTCGCGGCAGGCGCGGGTTGCTGGGTCTGCTGTGGCATCGCAGCCATCGCAAGTGCAGCCTGTTGCTGGTCATACGCGGACTTCTCCCGAGACGGGACAACGTCATCCACGGGCATCTGCAACCCTTTAGCCACTTCGCGAAGGATCGCGGCGCGGCCATCCCTACCAATGATTTCGATGTCGAAAGGATTGGCGGTTGCGTTGAGGAACTCGATGCGGCGCACGTTGACGGTCTCCTTGACCGCAAGGTTGATGGCACCCTTGGCCACCACCTCAACGTCGCCCTTGATGGACTCATCCTCATCGTAGCGCATGTTGTACACGAACTGACGCTCGACGATGGGTTTAACGATATCGCTGTCAATGTGCATGACGACCTGACGTATGCCTTTACCAGCAGCACCCATCAGCATCGACAGACCCGATGAAGTGCGACCGGCCCCCTGCACATTCAGGTCGCCATACACATAGGCCGGAATACCTGAGTGGTCGTCTGCGAGGCGGGAGAACTTCTCGTAAACGGCCATCAGTTCGCTTGCGCGAGAGTCCGGCTGCGTGAAACGGATCGCTGGCGCGGACGACCCAACCGGATCGTTGACCGTCTGCCAGATTTTCCAAGGCGATAGCTGGGTGATATCCTCATTGGCCGGGATGCGTTCGAGGTTGACCTC